GTTAAGCTTTTCATCAAGCTTGCAGAAGTGCTCAAATATCCATGATGTAGGAACTTGCTTTACATCATGCACCATATTTTTTATTGTAAACATGACACTGGGTTAAAATGAAGAAGGGGAGTAGTTACACTCCCCTCTATCTTCTTGCAACAATAATTACATATCAAAATCACTATTCACAGGCTCAAAGCTTGATACAGGCTTATTTTGCAATGCTTTATAGTGATACTGGTTGTTCTTATCAAAGGCATCTAGTTTGCTTTCATCTGCAGATACAAACTTGTACTTAGGAAGAGAAAGTTTAATGATAGTTTTACCATTGTATTCTTCTTCTGTACCTTTTAAGAACCAATATAGATTGTTGTATTTAAGCATAGAGATTGCTTTTTCAACCCATTCTTCTAGACTACTTGCTTGAATGTTATCAATCTGATCTCTCATTCCAAGTTCAGATGCAATAATTGCAATCTTGTACATGATCTCATTCTTAGATACATTACTGTCATTAAACTGATCAGTCCAGATGGTTGCAGATACTCTGCTAGATTGACCTGTAAACTTCAAACCTTCCGGGTTATCTTTGTCAATAGGCCATCCTTCAAAACCTTCAGATGCTGGACCTTCTAGAATTAACTCTAGAGTCTTCTTGTCACCTCTATTAGAGGTTCTAACTTGCCCACTATAAATGTGTGCATAAACTACTCCTGCCTGTAGAGATTTAGCTGTACCTCCACCTTGTTTGACTTCTTGTCCTTTTGTACTAAACATACTGTGTTAAATTTAATTGTTTGAATGAAAAATTGAGTATTAGTTTTCGTAATCTATGATACTTTTTCTTACTAGAGCTAGGTCGTTTGTTATTTCAAAATCCTCAAACATACCTCTTGGAGCTTTACAGGTATTTTCACCGTTGTTTGCAGTCTCAAATACATATCTGATGTTGCCATCTTTATCCTTCTTAACTTTACCAAACAAAACTATAGAAAATAATCCTTCTAACGTAAGCTTTTCGTCAACCATTTTACCGATTGTCTTAGCTTTGAACTTCTTTTTGCCTTCCATATCTGTAGATTCTTCAGCATGGGTCAAAATAAATACCATAAGATCATCTCTTAAATCTTTAGGCATGCGTGCAATACGTGCCAGATTAGCACCGATCTGGGTAAATTTTTCATAACCCTTCTCGTCACTTCTGTCAAAGAACTCAAAAGAACTCATGTACTGAAAGTCATCAATAACTAAGTTCTTAATGTCTGGACGTTTTTCTGAAACATACTTAAGGCATGCTTCTATCTGTTGAGAGGAACTAGCAGAGTATAGATTACCTTTTGGATTATCTTTAGTCCACTGAACGTACTTATTTCTCCACCCTTTGAAAGGAAGAGCTTTGTTTGCTACGTTTATGATAAATGTTTCTGCAGGATTTAGGTTCTCAATACTAGTAGATTTACCTGAACCTGACTCTGCAATAATTAAAATACCTTGTGCCATGTGTTATTTTGTAGATTTGATTAATTCGTTCAACCAAGTTTTAGAACTTATTGGCTTTCCAGATTGAATAGCGTAATAGTCTCTAATAGTCATTTCACTGTATGGTGCGTCTTCCATAGCAGCTGGTGCCTTATAAGCTTGCATCGGAGCCTTACTTAAAGAAAATCCATTTACGGAATGTCTTTCTTCTTCAAGTCCAAATTTTGCTGTTTTTTTAATTGCTACAGAAGTAGGGTTTACAACTCTTAGTTCTTCAAGCGGCACAAGATAAGAACCTTTTTCATTTAGTTCATACTCATCCTCAAAAGAACTATTAAAAGGTACTCTGTAAACCTTACGTTCAGCATCTGCAGGTGTGAGATCTCTTGTTACAAGTTCAAAGAAAAAACCTTTTTCTTTCTTAAACTCTGAAGAGAAAATACCTACTACCATTCTTCCATGTTTGTCATAGAAGGGCATCTTCATGTTAAAATCTGTACGAGGAATGTCTAAATCATCAATTAAGTCTTGATGAAAGTCTCTTACAGATTCAAGCTTAAGCTTCTTAAGCTCTTTAGGATCTGTTGTTTGTGAAGTGTAATTTGTCATACTGTGTTTTTTATAATTCTTGTCCAACATCTGCAGATGGTTGCCTGTTGTTTCTTGGTCCTCTAGGAGCCCATGTTTGTGGTTGTTGCTGAACGATTGCTGGAGGACCAGACTCAATCATTCTTTGTCTTTTAAAATCTGTTTCTAGAAAGATAATGTTCTCATCTGTGGCACCATTACGAAGCTTTAGTAAATGTAAGAATACATTTTCTTTGTCAGCTTTGTAATGTTCTGGACCATAGTCTTCAATATTCAAAGTGAACGGTCTACTAATAGCAAGAACTAAATCTGAGCCTTGCATTAAAGCGTCACCACCAAATATATCAGATGAACTAGGATAGTTAGCAATCGTTCCAGGAGTTCTGCGAGCTACATCTTCCATAGTACGATTAAGCTGTGTTAGAATAATAATAATAACAGGCAGATCTCTCTTTACATCAATAAGCATATCTGCTATGTTGTAAAGGGTCTGTAGTTTTTCTCTCTCATCTGGAGCCTTTTTTACGAGCCAGCTGTGGTCAATGGTAATAATCATTGGTTTACCACCTAGCTCGTTAAAGTAATGATGAATTGCTTTTTTCATATCAGCAGAAGTAAGAGGCTTTTTGATACGTACTCGTTGTACCCCTTGCTTTTCTAACTCTTCTGCTTCTATCAGATACTTTTCCATTTGCTGGAATGCAAACTCATCAAGCTGTCTTTGTGATGAAAGAACAACATTATAATCTAAAGCAACCTGTGCAGCAAACTCTCTTGCTGCATAGGATTCATCGCCCATTTCAAACTGGAATTCTAGAATAGAAAATTCTTGATCTGGATTAAGTCTTTTAGATTCTCTTAGAATGTGACTAATAAACATAGTCTTGCCTGCGGCAGGTCTTGCACCAATTGTAACAAGACTACCCCATTCTATACCACCAATAGTTGCATTATTAATAGCAGCCCAAGGTGTTTTTAAGGACTTAATTCGTCCTTTCCGTCTGTCATTAATGTATTTTAGACCTTTGCGTAAACCTTCTGCATGGGTTATAGCACCATATGGTCTTTCTATTTTTTGATCCATTAAAAATCAGTATTATGAACCAAATGAACTTTTAGCAAATGTATCAGATACGATAGAGTTTGCATCTTGCAATGCACTTAGACCTCCTCGTAAATAAGCTTTAAGTTCAATGTGTGTCGCAATACTTTCTAAGATCTCGTAGTTTATAACACGTAAATCTCCTACTGTTGAATCTATCTGAGGCAGAGATTCAAATATTTGCTTTAAGCTTTTTGGATTTTGAAGTTTGTTTTCCATGTTAAATTGTTTTATGTAGTTTAAAATTAATGCTTTTTCACAAAATGTCAAAAGGATCTACTGAGAATTTTCAACCCAATCTTTATTTTGTATTTTGTAATCTTCTAGCGCAGGTCTTAAGATTTCTGGATTGTCAAGCAAGAACTGACAGTGATCTGCTAGTTCAGACTTAGTAGTTTTACTGATGTTATCAGTCTTCTGTATAAAGTAACTGCTGTTCATCATAAACTGATATCCCTTCTTTTCTTTTTCAAAGATGTAATAGTCAGTGGCTAAATGAACTAAGGTCCAATTGTACTCTGGATAAGTCTTAAAGAAAACTATAAACTTTTTCTTCAATTCTTCTACGGATTGCCTAGCCATGGAACCTGATGGCAATGACTTAGGTGGAAATAACTCTCTGTAATAAGCAATCTTTTCTAAGAACTTGTCTCCTAGTACTTCTGTGGCAACCTTCTTTTTAATTTTGACGAGGAAGGTTTCAAACTCATCTAGTATTACTATTGCTTTGTGTGTTAACTGACCATTTTCATCAATGTATCCTTTAGCTCTGCAGATGATTCCTTCAGCTTCTGGGTTTATGATTCCTGTGGGCTTAATTCTACTTCTGCAACAATCAAGGAAATAAATCTGATTAGGGCTGACGTTGTGTTTGATTAATGTGGTCCATAACTGGTGGCTCATGCTGCTCTCTAATATATTTAAGGATGGTAAAATACTTTAAACGGAAACTATCATTCGTTTCTACTAAATCATTGAATACCTTTATATTATATATAACGGTTGTATGATCTCTCTTTCCAAGAAACTCACCTATTTCGGAAAGATTATACCTCATAGTTCTTGCCATGTAGCAAAACATTGATCGTAATTCTACGATAGTTCTATCTCTCAGCTTAGATTCCAAAGGTATTACTTTCTTAAATTTTGTAGGAAGGAAAGGATCAAACATTTTTCTTAAACTTTCTAAACTCATGACAGGAATTAATTTTATTCCTTGCACTTTAGAAGTTGTCAATACTATAGGGTAATACCCCATTTTTTCATAGAATAAGTCTTTAAACTCTGAAATCAGCTTTTTTTCAAGCACAGCTTTATAAGAATTTGTATCCATAGTTTATTCTAGTTTTATTCACAAATCTAGGTTAATTCCTGATTAATTGGTATATTATAATGTAGGGTTTGGTAAAAACCTACACTTCATACGTTTATTTATAAATAACTCATATCATGGCTAAGAAATTTTATGCCCAGAAAGATGCTTTAGGCTTTCCAATTCCAGGAACTATGATGTCTGTTACTGCTCCAGCTAATATACCTGCAAGTTCTATTCTCATTCCTGCAGAAAATGTATCACCAGGCGTTGGTCAAACAGTAGTAGCTCAACCTTCAGGACTACGTTATTTTGTACGTAAGGATTCTAAAGGTGCCATCATCCCTAATTCATTGATTATCAGTTTAAAGAAACCAGCTGGTTCTGTTTACGAATTCAAACTTCTAAAATAGAATTAAGATGCCTACGGAAAACGCTTCTATCACAGCTTTTAAGGTGTGGATATTTCCTTCACTAGTTTCTCTTGTAAGTCTACTTATATGGAACGATGTAAATGAAATAAAAGCAGATGTTAAATTACTTATGGCTCAGTCTAACATAGACAAAACTAGAATTGATAATATAGAACGTCAACTATTTAAAGGAACTTCTGTGCCTTTTACTCCTGTAAATGCTTTTCCAGAACGTCAGCAAATTCTAGCACTTCTTCCTGAAAATAAAATCAAGCTTGTAAAGTATGAATTTTAAGCAATGGGTTTTAGATCTTTTTAAAGATGAGCGTGGATCTACTTCTATTAAACCAGTAGTAGGATTCATGTGTGCTTTATTTTTATGTCTTACCCTAACAGCTAATAGTTTTACTCATGGAGATATTAAACCTTCTGACGCTTTAGTAGATGCTGTAATGTACATCTGTATTGCAGCTTTGCTTGGAGATACTGGAGATAAGTTTTCACTTAATAAAAAGAAAGATGAATAAGGTATACATGTTTATTATAGGAGTGTTAATAGTCTTTGTTCTTTTACAAAACAAGGGCTGTGTAGGTGGAGGAGAAAAGCCTACATCTGATACTCTTGTAGTACATGATACAACCTGGGTTCAAAAAGATAGTTTGATTTATGCTAAGCCTCTACCTGCTAAGATTATTTATGATAGTTTATACCTAGAAGGTAAAACTCAATATTTAGCTGATACTAATTATGCTACTCTTAAAGTGCAGTTTGATAACTTAGTTAAGTTATACACTGCATTAGCTGTTTATGTAGATAGTGTAAAGCTTGATACTATTGGTTATGTAGTAGTTACTGATAGTATTAGAGAAAATAGAATTACAGGGCGTACTTGGAAATACGATTATAAAATACCGTATGTAACCACAACTACTACAATTACTAATACAAAAGGAAGTAAGACTCAACTATACGTTGGAGGTGGTGTCAATACAACTCAAACTTTAGGTCTAAACTCTGCAGAAGCAGGAGTAATTCTAAAGACTAAATCAGATAAAATCTACGGACTTAAGGCCGGATCTGATATAAATGGTAATATTTCTTATGGCTTCCAGACATACTGGAAGATAGGTAAAAAAAATAAATAATATGAAAAAGATTATTGAATTAGTAAAGAAGTTTTTGTTTGGTACTAAAGTACAGAAAGCTGCAGCTGTTGCTGAAGCAGTAAAAGAAGTTAAAAAGGTTGCTCCTAGAAAACCTGTTACTAGAAGAAAGAAACAATAAACGTTTATACATATGAACTTAGATAAACTTAAAGGACACATTCCTGACAATGTTATTGCTCAAATTCCAAATGTTATGGAAAACTTTGGAATCAACACACCTCTTCGTCTAGCTCATTTCTTAGCTCAGTGTGGACATGAATCTGGTGGGTTTAGACTTACTCAAGAAAACCTTAACTATTCTGCAAAAGGTTTACTTGGAGTTTTTAAAAAATACTTTCCTACCCAAGCACTAGCAGATGCTTATGCTCGTAAGCCAGAGAAGATTGCTAACCGTGTGTATGGTAGCAGAATGGGCAATGGTGATGAGGCTTCAGGAGAAGGTTACAAATTTCGTGGAAGAGGATACATCCAGTTGACTGGTAAGCAAAACTACACTGCATTTGATGCTGCTGTAGAAGATAATATTCTTGCTAATCCTGATTTGGTTTCTAGCAAGCATGCTTTATCATCTGCTGCATGGTTCTGGAAAAAAAACGGCCTTAGTCTAATTGCTGATACAGGAAGTTCTACTGAAGTAGTAACTAAAATTACAAAGCGTGTAAACGGTGGTACTATTGGTCTTGCTGATCGTATTAAACACTTTAAAGAGTACCACGCATTACTTGCATAGATTAAAATATTATGGCAACAAAAGCTAAAACCAAACTTAGTGAATCTAGAAAGATCACTTTTGGTGTAAGAAGATGTGGAAAGCATGCTAAGTCAAGCGGACCTAAAGCAAGAAAAACAAGTAAATACAGAGGGCAAGGTAGGTAATTAACAGCTCTCTTTAAAAATTATAATCATGAGAGCAGTTGTAATTAATTACACACATAAAATAGGGAACTTGATCATCAAGCTCCTTGCTACTTTAGCAACACTTTGGATAGTGTTTGCTTTATCTTTTCAAGTCTATATGACTTATTTACAATTTAGCGGTAATACAGAAACTACTGCTGAAATTGTAAGATGGCTTACTATAAAACTTGATGGAGGATGGTCCGATCATCCATCCAGTATTTGGTATCAAGAGCCTGAAAAAATAGATATTATATCTGTTACAAATAAAGTAGCTGTAGGATCTCTTGCAGGTAATCGTAATCTAGAATTTGGTATAAAAAACATTCTTGAAGAAGCTCTTCAGGATAAAGATTATGAGTTAGACAAGAATGCTAATTTAAAACTTGCGGTAGAGATTATTTATCTAGATGTACTAAAAACACAATCTAGTTTTTCTGTATTACATAATAATAAAGAATCAGTTGTTATTCGTTTACGCGGTCTTTTGTACAGAGACGGTAAGCTTGAAAAGAAAATTATGGTTGAGGAATCTGCAGATGAGATATCTATGTCTGCAGTTTTAATTGACGAAGGTGGTAAGTTTAATCAACAGAACTTAAGTTCTGCTTTAAAGAAAGCTTCTAACTCATTGATAACTAAACTTCTATAATGAAAAAGGTATTATTCTCTATTGTAGTTTTGTTAATCTTTTCTTTGCATTCTTATGCACAGATGAAATTTAAAGCTTCTACATCTGTAGGTGGTGCATCCCTTAATAGAGGAGATACTTTTGATTATATTATTTATGGTAATGGTGTTAATAATAACACTACTCGTCAATTGCTATTTGATATTATGTATGACCAGGTAAACTTTGAATTAGTTTCCGTAAATCATACTGGCACTGGAGGCAATGGTGGTATTCTTCCTCAAAACTCTACTATTCAATTATCATTTAATAATTATCCAGATTATACCTGGAACTCAGTAACATCAGGTTCTGCAGCTAATAATACGAGTAATGGTACTACTAACTATCAATATTCTAGTTATACATATAATGGTGTAGGTGGGCCTAATGCTATTTTAAGAACAACACTCACATGGTCTACTACATCACCTATGCCATATAATGGATATAGTGATTTTATTAAAATTAGATTTAGACTTAAAGCTGCTTCTACAGCTTATACTTTTAATCCTATTAGATTAAACTTTGTAGCTGCTTGGAATGGAACTGGTAACTGGGACAACACTGTAATGGAAGCCCCATTATCTACTAGTGTTTTAATGAATCAAAACTTTGGTAAATATGTAACTGCAAAGATTGATTTAAACTCTAATCTTTTTAACGCTTCTCAGCTTAGAGTATCTTTTAGAGATACCGTTACTAATGTAGGTGTTTTGTTCCCTATTACTTCTACAGGAGAAGTTGATATCAATCAATCTCAGCTTAACTCCAATACCGTGTATGATGTATCCGTTATGCAAAATATGGATCAGTTGTATGCAGTATATAACAATGCAATTACTATTTCAGATTTTACATCAGCTCAGGGTGAATTTACTACTATGGGGTTAGATGGATCTAATGGACAAGTTCTTAATACTGGCCAATCTTCATTTGCTGCTGATATTAATAGGAATAAAAATATTGATGGTGGAGATCTTCCACAACTTTTGGCACAAGTAACTGGCTTAGATACTCTTGTAATGCTTCCAAATGGATATACAACAGGAAGTAATGGTTGGATGAGTCTTCCTACATGGAGAGCGTCTGATGTAACTACAATTGCAGGTCAAGTAGAGTGGGGATATGTTTCTATAAATGGATATTCCAATGGTGTAAGTAGATTACATATTGACGCAAGAGAGTTTCCAAATGGAATTACTGCTGATCAAATTAAATCTGTACAGTTATTTGACTTATACACAGGACCTGTAGAATTTGTAAGTAATGATGGAACATGGGCAATGTATAGAGTGCCTTCTTCTTTTACAAAGATTATAGATGGTTCTAGCACTTATGCTTCCTTTATAAGAAACATTTCTGGCTCAGATTATGGCTTTAGAGCAGAGTTTGAAATGAATGCCTCTGTAAACAATTCATGGGGGGCTATTACTAAAAACAACTGGAAAAATATTACAACACCTCGTACTATATTTAAAACTGGTACACTTGGCACAAATGCCGTTTTAGATCTTAAATATCTATTAAGAGGAGATGTAAATAGATCTCATTCTTCACAAGTAGTTACTATGAGTGGAGGAAATACATCAGTTTTGACAAATGCTGTCAATAGTTTATCTACTAATACAGCATTTAAGATGATGAGAACAGAAGCAATTGCTTCAGGAGTTTCTATGACTAATACTCCAAGTTTAAATACTATAGATGTAAACCTAAATAATTTAACTGTTACATCTAACACTATCGAAATTCCAGTTAGTGTAGATGCAAAAGGACAATCTGTTACTGGATTACAATTTGAATTTACTTTTGATCCTTCTAAGATTAAGTTTGAAGAATTGCTAACTAATGTACCTAATACATGGTACGTATTTGCAAATACAAAAGATGGAAGAGTAAAGTTTGGAGCATTAGATAAGAATAATTCAGAAGCTATTAAAGGAGTAACTATACCTTTTAAACTAAAATTTAGTACTATAGGTCAAGGTGTAGATATTATAACTTCTGTAAGAGTATCTCCTGTAATGGATGCTTCAGATGTTAAAGGAAACCAATTAGGAATTAATCTTAACTCAACACAAATTAAGTTAACTGGATATAATAATTTCTAAGATGAAAGAGACCAATAAAATACTTGCTGTTTACCTTATGATTATGGGAATATTTGTTATATATTCTTGTAATAGAGAACTAGAAGAACCTAGACCTATTAATCTTGGTGTAGTGTCTATGTCCACTAACATAAAATCCTTTACTCAAAATGGTAATACTGTTGTAGTTGAGTTTGAAACTACAATTGGAGCTAAATACTCTGTGTTGATTATTCCTTTTGGTAAAGAAGAGCCAGTTAGAAAAGAAGGATTTACTGCTACAGAAGAAGTAACTAAAAAAGTATTTGATTTAAAAGAGCTACCTAAACAAGATTATGATCTAATCTTTATAGATATAAATGGTAAAGAAGTAAAACATCCAATAATTATAAAATAGTAAGATTATGTCAGAGGAAACTGAAGAACACAACGATGGTACACTATCTGGATTGAAGAAAACAATCATTGGTGTATTAACTACTGCAGTGATGGGCTTAGGTACATGGGGTATTACCCAAATCACTGGTGGAGGAGATGAACCAGCTGCTGTACAACAAGCACCTGCTCCAGTTATTAACATTACTAACTCTAACGAACAAGCTCAACAAGCTTCTGGAGGAACTACAGTAATTAAAGAACGTGTAGTAGAAAAAGCTGCAGCACCTGCAGAAAAACCTAAGAAAAAAGAAGGTGATGAGTTTAAAGAAGCAGAACCTAAGTGGTAACTAATTTAATTTAATTTATATGGAAAACAACATTCAACCAGGTGGTTTTAAAGACCTACTTAATTCAATGATGCTCAGACGCTGGTTTATTACAGCGTTAGTACTTGGATCTTTTATGCTTATTATAGCTGGCATTTTTACTGCTATTACTTATGGCACTGCAATCCAAGGTGAATGGAAAGAACTATTATTACTTTTACTAGGTGCTTTTATTGGTTCTTATGGTAAAATTATTGACTATTGGTTCTCTGATACAGACAAGGATAAGATGCTTGTACAGAAAATGGATGAAGAAGATGGGGTTACTCTAAGTCATACTAACGATATGAAAGAGTCAGCTAAAGATCATACACCATTAGTAGATCCCGCATTTTTAGCTGCAGCTGATAGAGCTAATGCACAAACACAAGCCAAAGCTCAAACAGAAATTATAGATGTTGTATCTGTTGAGATGCCAAAAGCTAAAGTGGGTGTAGAAGTTGATGAAGACGGAGACGGTGTAATGGACGGTCTAGACTTCGATGGAGACGGTAAGATTGATGAGTATTTTGCACATCGTCAGTGTGAGCACGTTTGGGGTGACGCTGATGGAGACGGAGTAGAGGAATGTCTTAAATGTGGCAAGATAAAAGATATTGTGTAACTTAATTAACTCCCATGGACGCTGATGAACAAAAGGATAAAACTGAAGAGAGTAAACTCTCTGAGAGATATAAGTTTAATGCTAGCAATGTTCTTCTTGCCATTGGGATACGATCTTTTATTCAAGACTCTCTTAAACATTACTGGCAGCTTCTGGACCACAGATATCATATTTTATTGCTTATCAGGGGTATTTTGGCTGCTATATTGGGTTCTATCCAAGTATTCTAACAAATTGAGAACATGAAAAAGAAATATTTTGTTTGGTTTATGTTTTTTTCCGGCATGCTCCTCGTGGGGCATGCTGGTTTTTCTCAAATAGCTAAGACTAGCACTGAGAATTATAAAGCAGACTTTGAAAAAGCTATTGACATTAGTCAGTTCCTTGATTATGAAGGCAAGCAGATTCCTATCCAAATTCTTAAGGCAGGTATTTCAGAAGAAATGTATGAGATGTATCCTGAGCTTAAAGAAAAGCGGGTAGGTCTAGGTGTTGCTAATATTTCAATGGAATACCTAGAAAATCTAAACAGATTTAAGTTTACAGAAGATAAAACTGAGATTAAGAACCGTATGGTTAAACAGTTTCAAGCTTCTCAAGCGGGTATTTCTGAAAATCAGTTGGACGGACGCGGGAAGATTAATCTAGCAGAATACTTTGTTACTATAGAATGCTATGATTATTCTATTTCTGAAGATGAATCTGTTTATATTAAAGGTGATACTAAACAACAGCTAGTAACTCGTATTGGTCTTCAAGTGAGATTTACTAATGCAGAAACTGGTACTGTTATATCTGGATCAGGATTAGGTGAAGCTACTACTACTAAAGAAACATCTGGAGTAACTGATGCTAGTTTAGATCCTATTGCCTTTAATCAATCTTCTATTTCAATTGCTACTAAAAAAGCTCTAGACATTGCTTGTGCAAGAATCCTGGACCGAATGGTTAAAAAGGGAATCTTTGAAAAGTAATGAAAAAGTTTATTTTATCCTTAATAATAGTAGTATTACTACCTTTTTATGGATATACTCAAACACTGGTTCAAACATTTGTTGACCCATGTACAAAGGTTGTTTCCACCTTTGTTATCCCTCTTACTGGTAACACTGTTATTGTTTTTTATAACAAGTCTAAAATTTTTTCAGCTGCTGATGTACGTAGTGGCGCATTTAATAGTTGGCTTAATCAAGTTTATGAAGATTACAGGAAACTTTCTCCTTGTTCTGTGGCTCAGACTACAGCAACTACTACTCAAATTACAGCAGGTGCTGTTTCTTCTGCTGTAAGTGCTGCAGCTTCTACAGCTGCTTCTGCTGCTGCATCTAGTGCAGCTTCTCAAGCCGCAAGTTCAGCGGCTTCTTCTGCTTCTAGCAGTGCAGCTTCGTCTGCTAGTTCTTCCGCAGCGAGCTCCGCTACTAGTTCTGGCTCTTCCTCACAGTCCTCAAATGGGTCAAGCACAGAATCTAGTAACAGTAACTCTAGCAGTAATGAAAGTTCTTCAGAGTCTAGTAGCTCTGAATCTGAATCAGGTGGTTCAGAAGAATCATCTTCTGAGTCAGAAGGTGAAAGTGAAGGTGGTGGAGATTCTAAATCTAAATCTAAAGGTGGGTCTAAAGGTGCTGCAAGAGTAAATCCTATATTGTTTAATAGTGATTTTACTGCAGGACAGTCACTTAATAATAGTTTTGCTGTAATCATGACTGGAGGAATATCCCAGTCATCTATGACAGGTCAGTCTTCTTGGGGAGTAACTGCTATGGTATGGAGTAACTTCCAACAATTTGCTCTTAGTAGTAGATATACTGCTATGCATTTTGATGAAGGTAAACTTACAGGAATTTCTAATTTTGGTTTAACTGCAGCCTATGCTTTTGGTACAACATTTGGATTTGG